CACCGGTGCACGGCAGCGTGCCCTGCGTGAAATGCGCCGTGCGATTGCCCGTTCAGAACGGTTTTCTGCCACCGTGCGTGGCTGGTTCCGGGATGATGGCCGGTTATGGGATGTCAATCTGCTGACCGGTGTTTCAGCCCTGCGTTTCGGTATAGAACAGACTGAACTGCTGGTCTGTCAGGTAGAGTTTTTACTTGATGAACATAACGGGGAAGTCACCCGGCTGGTACTGGCACCGCGTGACGGCTTTATCGTTCCGGCAGAGCCGGACAGTAAGGGCCGGGGTGGTTCCGGTGACGATGTTGATGCCTTTATTCGCCAGCAGATGAAAAAACAGGGGATCAGCTTTGATGAATGATGAAGTGTTCAGCCGCCTGATTGCCCCGGTAACGCGCGGTATTCGCCTGTTGTTTGGCCGGGGCGTTCTGACCGGCACACATGACGAACTGAAAATGCAGAATGTGCAGCTCACCGGCATGGACGGCGAAACCTTTGATGATGTGGAGCGTCCCCAGCAGTACGGGCAGATCAGCGTTCCCCTGCCGGGTGCGGAAACCTTTTTTGCCTGTCTGGGCGGACAGCGGGATCAGACTGTGGTGCTTGTGGTGGAAGACCGGCGCAGCCGCCCGACCGGACTCACAGCCGGAGATACGGGGGTGTATCACCATGAGGGGCACCGGATACGGTTAACAAAGGATGGCCGCATTATTGTGACATGCAAAATGCTGGAGATTTACGCCGACGAGGGGATGCGGGTGGATACGCCGGAAGCCACCTTTACGGGCAATGTGACGGTGGATAAGAACCTGCATGTTAAGGGTAATTTCGCGCTTGAGGGTACGGGGAAATCTCAGGGACTGTTCACAATGTCGGATGCCGTTATTGCAGGGATACGGTATTCCGGCCATGTGCATCATGATAACGGCGAAGGCAGTAAGACAGGAGTGCCGGAGAATGGCTGATATTGCAATTGTGTGGGATCAGGGATGCGGTTCGCTGCAACTGAACGGTGCCGACCTGCTGACGGATGACAGTCTGCTGACGGCCGTTCTGATTTCGCTGTTTACTGACCGCCGGGCGCTGGCATCGGATGAAATCCCTGACGGTACGCGTGACCGCCGGGGATGGTGGGGAGACAGTTTTCGCCCGCGTCCCATTGGCTCCCGTCTGTGGCTTCTCCGCCGGGAAAAAACGCTGGCCTCCGTGATAAGCCGTGCCCGTGCTTACGCGGATGAGGCGCTGGGCTGGCTCAGTCAGGATGGCGTGGCGTCATCCGTGGTCTGTCATGCAGAACGTGTGGGACACGCGCGGCTGGCGCTTTCGGTGCGCATAACCCTGCCTGATGGTTCAGTGAGGCCCATGATTTTTTATGCTGATCTTAAGGGGGAGTAATGCCTTATCAGCCTTTACCGCTGGCACAGTTAATCACGCAGACACAGCAGGATATCAGCCAGCGCCTGCCCGGCTCGCAGCCGGGTGTGAATGAAACCACCCTGAATGCCATTGCTTACGCTCAGGCAGGGTTATCTGCTCAGGAGCATGAGCATCTGGCCTGGATTGCGCGTCAGATCATCCCGACCGAAGCCGATGAAGCCGAACTGCTGAAACACTGTGCATTCTGGGGCGTCATGCGTAAGCCTGCCTCTCGGGGGGACGGGCCGGTTCAGCTGATGCTGACCACGGATGCGGGGATCAAGGAAGGTGTGCTTCTCCAGCGAAGTGATGGCGTGGTTTACCGTATCACCACCTCACTGACCGGTAAGGCCGGTACGCTGAATGTCAGTGTGGAAGCCGAAAGTGCCGGTCGTGCGGGGAATGCCCCGGCAGGGACAAAACTGACATTTATCACACCGCAGGCGGGGATCAACCAGACGGCCACGGTGACAGGAACGGGGATCACCGGTGGTGCGGATGTGGAAACCGTGCCGGAGCTGCTTTCCCGTCTGGTTTTCCGGGTGCAGAATCCACCGTCCGGCGGCACGCAGTATGATTTTGAACGCTGGGCGCGTGAAGTGCCGGGCGTGACGCGGGCATGGTGCCGCCCGGAATGGCCGCAGGCGGGCAGCGTGGGGGTAACGTTTGTTCAGGATAATAACCCGGATATTTTCCCCGGTGACGGTGATGTTCAGCGGGTGGCGGATTATATCCGCAGTCATGATGATCCGGCGACCGGCCAGCCTGTCGGACAGCCTCTGGGGCCGACGGTGACCGTGTTTAAACTGACCAATAAGCCGGTGCCCTTCAGCATCAGGATCATCCCGAAAACACCGGAGAATCAGGCGGCCGTAAAACAGGCGCTGACCGACCTGTTATACAACGAATCCCGGCCCGGCGGTCTGGTTCTGCCGTCGTCTTTCTGGCGTGCTGTGGCGGGGGGGAAAAATCTGGAGGATTTTGAAGTGCGCAGTCCGCTGACGTCAGTTCAGGCGGGAGACAGTGAGCTGCTGACGGTAGGAGAAATCACATGGCTGTAACCCTGACCCCACATCAGCGCGCCCTGTTGCAGTTACTGCCTGACGGGCTGGCATGGGACAAGCGTCCGTCATCCGTACTGGCATCATTATGTCTGGGCCTCAGTCATTCGACAGCGCGTGTATCCTGGACGGGTAAACAGCTGCTTGCCGAGCGTTTCCCTGACACGTCGCGCCTGCTGCTGGAAGACTGGGAGCGTTATCTCGGGCTTCCCGAGTGTGATATGGCCGGAGCCACCCTCACGGAGCGACAGCGTTATGCCGGCAATAAATACCGGATGAAGCCCTCGCTGAACCGTGAATTTTATATCCGGTTTGCGGCGGAGTTTGGTTATCAGATTGACATTCAGCCCTCACCGGATTCGCAGTGGGTCAGTATTGTCACGATTAACAGTGAAACCGGCTACCGGAATATGAATGTGCTGGATGATATTCTCACGCCGCTGCGTATTTATGAAGGCGGTGCGCTGGAATGTATTCTGAACCGTTATAAGCCTGCATGGCAGACGTTTATTTACGTTTATGCAAACAGCCATGAAGAGGAGACTATTTAATGTTTCATGTTGATAATAATTCCGGCGTGGCGAATATGCCTGCGCTGGCACCGGCGCAGAGTAATACCACCACCTGGTTTACCGAAGGTGACGGACAAAAAGGTATCAGCTGGATTGGTCAGGACTGGCTGAATATTCTCCAGGCCGAACTGCTGAATATTCTGGCTGAAGCCAGTATTCAGCCGGATAAGGCGCAGTTAAACCAGCTTACGCTGTCCATTAAAGCCATTATCGCTGCGAATGCCTTTTCCCGGAAAAATAACCTGAAAGAAATTGCTGATGCCGGTGCGGAGGCCCAGCGTCTGGCCCGTGGTTATCTTGGTCTGGGGACGCTTGCCATAAAAAACAGTCTTGGTCCCGGTGACGTTAATGCCCTGGCGAAGGATCAGAATCTCGCCGACCTGGAGAATAAGGGAACCGCCCGTAATAATCTGGATGTTTACAGCAAAAGCGAAGGTGATAACCGTTACCTGCGCAGGGAGCAGAACGGCGCAGACATTCCGGATAAAGGGGCTTTTATCGATAACGTCGGTTTACGGGAAACGGTGAATAAGGCGGCGAATGCTCTGCCATCGGACGGCACCGCCGTTGCCGCGAATAAACTCTCCACCCCAAGAAATATTAATGGCGTTCCTTTTGACGGGACGCAGGACATATACATTACCTCCGGTATGACTGAAGCTACTGCTGATAACAAATACGTTAGCAACGTTCAGCTTGGTGCCCAGAGTTACCATTCACCCGGAGGTAATGAAATGTCCTGGAGTTATGGTGCACCTTCTGGTTGTATGCTTTCAGGTATTAACGTGCAGGATACCGGGAAAAGTTCAGCCGATAATATCGGAGGCGTTTATTACCGTCCGGTGCAGATATATATCGGTAATGCCTGGCGCACAGTTTCATCCGTCTGATTAAAGGAAAAGGGTGCGATAAGCACCCTTTATGTTATTCAGGCTTCTCCGGCCATTTAATGGCGTCAAATTCAGCTTTGTTTTTAATCGCTGGTAGTTCCATTTTTTTCACCTGACTGATGTATTTCATCCATCGTGTAAGCGCAGCTCTGTTTTCATCACTAATCGTGCCCAGCTGTAACTCAGTTCTCCAGTCATTAATCTTTTCATATGCCTGATTAAGATATGACTGGCGCAGTGCTTCCGCTTTTTTGGTATAGTTAACCGGGAGTTGTGAGATGACACCATTATCAAACTTCCAGTTACCTGAAATATCAGTACCTTCAGGTAATTCGTCTGTCTCAACAACGGAAAAACCCGCAGGATACAGCGCCGAAGCATCCTGTGATATTGAGCAGATAACACCGCTGTCAGGGGTTATGCAAAGTTTATATTTTTTGGTGAATAATGGCAGGGACTCATAGAAATCCTTACCATCTTCACTTTGAAAATACTGTACATCATTACCAAAGGGTTTTTGTTCCGGGTAATATCGTTTAACATTAATCAGTTGCATAAACATCACCATGTAAATCAATGATAAAAACAGGAATAATAATATCGCCATATACAGGCAAGGGGTTTCTGAAATAACGCATATTTTCAGATGCTGACCGCAGCGTCATGAATCGTTAAATCAATTATAAGCCGGTAATATGCGGTTATCGTATTGGCCTGTCCATCCTTTGTCGTTATGTTCCTGCCTAACCGGCTCCGTCACAAAAAGTACCGTGATGCTTTTTTTGAATTTCCGCAAAACACATATTTATCAGCGGTTGTTATTCTGACTCTGTTTAATTCAGAAACAGGCAGAAAAGACGATGTCAGACTCCAAGTGGAAAATGCTCTCCGCCATGCCCGGAGAGTTTTCAGTCAAGGTTGCCGGTGGCACGGTGGCATTTATTGAAAGCCCTTTCCGCCCTTCGGGTAATAAAGGGGGGATCACCTTCGCAGACTGCGTGATCCGCTTCAGCACGAAAGAGCCATTATGGGTAATGCCGGTATCCGGTAATCCCAGTGCAGAAATCACCAGTTCAGGCGTGACTGGCATCATTCCAATCACATCTGACGTGGCCGGAACGCTCACGCCCTCCGACTGGAATGCACCGGATAACGCCGGGCCTTCCGGTAGCACGAATGGCAGCAGTTCAGAGCCGGAATATTACTTTGTTGTCATTCTCGCGGGTCAGTCAAATGGCATGGCCTACGGCGAGGGGCTGCCGTTACCGGATTCGTTTGACCGCCCGGACCCACGCATTAAGCAACTGGCACGCCGCAGTACGGTAACGCCCAACGGTACGTCGTGTACATACAACGACATCATTCCGGCAGACCACTGCCTGCATGATGTTCAGGATATGAGCGGGATAAACCACCCGAAAGCTGATCTGGCAAAAGGCCAGTACGGGACTGTCGGTCAGGGGTTGCATATTGCCAAAAAACTGCTTCCCTATATCCCACAGAATGCGGGGATACTTCTAGTGCCCTGTTGTCGTGGCGGGTCAGCATTCACCACTGGAGCCGACGGCTCATTCAGTGAGGCCAGCGGTGCTTCCGCTGATTCTTCACGCTGGGGGGCCGGTAAACCTCTGTATCAGGACCTGGTAAGCCGCACCAAAGTCGCGCTGGCGAAAAAACCGAAAAACAAACTTCTGGCTGTGGTCTGGATGCAGGGAGAGGCAGACCTTGCCTCAGGAAGCCAGCAGCATAATAGTTTATTCACGGCCATGGTTCAGCAGTTCAGAACTGACCTGGCTCCGCTTGCTGCGCAGTGCGTGAGTGGAAATGCCACCACGGTGCCGTGGATTTGCGGTGATACCACGTATTACTGGAAAAACGCTGGCACCGATAAATATGAGGCAGTATACGGTGGCTACAAAGGCAAGGAAGCACAGAAAATTTTCTTTGTACCGTTCCTGACGGATGAGAATGGACAGAGCACGCCAACGAATGCTCCGGCGGAAGACCCGGATATTGTGGCTGTCGGGTATTACGGTGCAGCATCCCGAACCCAGGGCAGTTTTGTTTCGACACAGCGTGACAGCCATTTCAGCTCATGGGCACGCAGGGGCGTCATTTCAGACCGTCTGGCCTCAGCTATTATGCTCCATGCAGGGCGCACGGCTGAACTGATGCGCGGGCAGACCGTGACACCACCGGATGAGAAGCCGTCACCTGATACACCATCAAAACCGTCCACGCCACCCGCAGACACCACGACGATGAGTACGCTATTTGCTTACCGGGCATCTGAGTCTGAAGGACGGTTGACACCACAGGGTTGGGCTGCCGGAGGTGGCAAGGCTCAAATCGTGGATGATGCCGGAGCCAGCGGGGGTAAGGCAATGAAACTGACCAAGGAAACAGGAAGAGCCCCCTGGTACCTTGAGCATGATGCTGGTAATGGTGCGGACCTGCTGGGTAAAGGTGGTCTTGTCAGTTGTCGTTTTAAACTCGATGGCGCGCTTACGGCTAATCAGTACGCACTGGCGCTGTACTGGCCGGTTTCTGCCCTGCCGCAAGGGGTTACCCTGGAAGGAAATGCCGGTCATAACCTGCTGGCATCGTTCTACGTACAGAGCGATGCCACAGACCTTAACGTGATGTATCACAAAGGAAACACGGCGCAGAACACGAAGCTGGGGTCATTCGGCGCATTTAATAACGAATGGCATACGCTGGGCTTCCGTTTTGCCGGTAACAACAGTATTGAGGTGACGCCGGTCATTGATGGTAAGGACGGGACACCATTCATGCTGTCGCAGTCTCCGGTCGGCACGTTTACGGCAGACAAGTTGCGCGTGACCGATATCACTAAAAATGCGACTTACCCGGTACTGATTGACAGTATCGTGGTGGAAGTGAATAACGCGTAAGCAGGATAAAAAA